GACTCGTTATGGTACTTGCGTATCTCCTCCATTTATTTAATTTAATTTTTCTTTTTTAAATGGGTTACTAAGGTTATTTTTTAGTACCTAAAAAAATATCACTATATATTAATAATGAATGAAAAAGAATTTTATCAGAAAATACAAAATATTTATTATTCGAATAGTAAAATTTCTATAAAAACTCTTAAAAATATAGCCAATTATCTTGTACCAAATGAACCATTGAAATTAAATAAAAATATTAATATGAATTTCTTGATTAGTAAAGATACTAAAAATGGAAGATTATTACGAAACGCGGCAAAATATTATGTTGACCCTAATAATTTTCCAAGAACGGAAATGCATAAAAAACAAGTAGCACAGCTTTTTAAAATGGCGGTAAGTGAAGAAATTGAAAAACAATATGTAAATTTAAAACCAACTACCACTGCTCGTAGTAGGGTATCAAATACTAAAAAACTAAAAATAAATAAATCTGTTCCAGGAACGCCCCAATCCAAACGAAGGAAAGTACCTAATAAATGAAACCTCAAATATTTACATTGAACACTTTTTTATTATCGTAAGTTTTATACCATAATAAAAAATTTTTACTTAGTTTAAAAAGAAGATTCTAATTAATATAAATGAAACCTATCATTAAATGGGTCGGTGGTAAAACACAAATTCTCGATAAAGTTTTGAAAACGTTTCCACGGAAAATAGAAAATTATCACGAACTATTCGTGGGTGGTGGTAGCGTTCTATTTGGGTTACTCGAGAGTAAAGATATTACCGTAAAAGGTAAAGTGTACGCGTACGATAAAAATCAAAAGTTAATCAACATGTATAAACAGATTCAAGAGAATCCTAAAGATGTACACGACCATTTACTTGAACTCTTTACCACGTACGATACGCGAACAGGTACTGAAGTAAACCGTAAACCACAAAATGAAGAGGAAGGTCTCACATCGAAGGAAAGTTATTATTATTGGGTACGTAAAACGTATAACGATTTAATACCTACAACATATACACACGCCGCGACATTAATTTTTTTAAACAAGACGTGTTTTAGAGGTGTATATAGGGAAGGACCGAACGGGTTTAACGTACCGTATGGACACTATAAAACAACACCTTTGATTATATCTTTAGACGAGTTAGTGAAAATACAAGACCTTATAAAAAATGTGGTTTTCAAATGTTGTGATTTCAGAGACGCGTTCACACAAATCGTAAACGACGATGATTTTATATACGCGGACCCTCCATACGCACCGGAAAGTGTTAAGAGTTTTGTAGGGTATACGAAAGATGGATTTGGTATAGATGATCATACAGATTTATTTAATTTATTAAAAAGTTCTGGTATTGGTTTCGTCATGTCAAATGCAAAAGTCGAACTCGTAATCAGTAGTTTTAATGATTATAACATAGAAGATGTTTCCGCGAGACGTGCGATAAATAGTAAAGACCCTTCGTCTAAAACAATGGAGGTGCTCGTGCATGGATATGTTCAAAAATAGGTCCCCAATCAGCTTTGTATTTAGCAGGAAAATAAACACCCCTTTTCTTACCTTTGTTTGTAAGTGTTGTTTTACGCATAGCCGCGTTTTCACCTCTTACAAAGAAAAACCCAATACCTTCTTCGCCCATAATTTCATATGTATCTTCGTATTTAAAAGAGTTCCAAAAACACTCGTTTAACATGTAAGAAAAACGAAAGTCTGCGTTTGGGTACCTCTTTGAATATTGTTTAAGTTTATGAGATCCTAGACCAATCTTTTCATCAGTTGTACCTGGACCTAGCTGATGCTTTTTTTCAATGATATGTATATAATTATCACATAATCGACGAAATAAACCATCAGGTTTCAATTTTTTAACATATTCCTTTAACCCCTTATACTGTTCGAGATGTGCAATAGATTTATCCTGATCTACATATACATACTCGTATCCATGAATGGTGATAACCTCACCATCTTCAAAGTCAGACGTTTCCCTTTCAAATACTTTTCCCCACTGGTTCGTTTTTTCACCTCCTTTTCCGTTTTGGATCATTTTATTAATTTTTATTATCGAATCTATTGACTTGGGTTTAAAAATCTCAGACTATATAAATGACTAAAAAGGAAATTACAAATTCGTCAAAACCTAAAAAATCTACCGTGTTAGCGCATACCAAAACAAAATTAAAAAAGGGTAACCAAGCATCCGCGACTAAACCTAACCCTAAACCTAAATCTAATAAACTTGTGACAGTTTCGTTAAATAGTTTATTGAAAATGAGTCCTAAATCACCATCACCAATGAAAGGAACACAGAACTTGCGTGAGAATTATAACAAAAAGTATGGTAACCAAGTACCAAATTATTCGAAAAATGTAAAAAAATAATAGTAGTTTATATAAATGGTATCTCTACGTAATACCATTCAAATGGAAATGAATAAAGTGCGTGAAAAGATTAAGAGAATAGATGAAGGTAATCGAATGACCAATGAAACCAAGGAAAGAAAAATACAGGAAATAGTAAAGGCTTATATTCGTAAGGTAAAGAATTTGGAAAACGAATTCGCGAAAACGAAGAGAAACCATAAAAATAAAACCAAAAATTTTACAAAATAATAATATTAGTTAATATAAATGCCTCTTAAGAAGAAGTGTTCGTTATGTCTTAGAAAACCAAATACACAGAATAATAATTATCTCGAACAGATGATGGATGAATACTCAAAACTTGGCAATATACTAGGAACACTTAAAACAAAAAACGATGGAACCGTTTCTAAAAACCAAAAACGGGTAATAAAAAAAATGAAAAAATTATTTATAAAAATTTTGAACACGCGAAATCAAAATAACGAAACCCCAAAACCAAAAACACAGAACAATAAACCGAAATCAAACAGCGAAAAACCAATGACAAGGAGGATGAAGGATGTGAAAGGTAATACGGTAGTTAAACGATTAAATTTTAATAAATAATATTAGTTTATAGAAATGGAAACTGAAGATAAAAAGTGCGACGATACCCAACCCGTTGCAAACTGGAAGTGTATATGGTTGACGTTAGCTTTAGCTGGTGGGTACTGGTACCTTCCACAAAGAAACAAGTGGGTCCTTCTAGGACTCTTATATTTTCCGTACATAGCACTCGCCTATTACGACCATTGGTACACGTGTAAACGTAACCTCGGACCAACGTACCTCGCGATGTTTTACCACTGGATAAAACCTCAAGATTCTGAACAAATTGTCAAGTATAAGAACTGGTGTCCCGAAATTAGAAATAAAGTTCTTTTCATCGATACGGTTATATTACTCGGTGGTTTAGCATTGTTACCATCGTTCCTTAAATGGAAACCTAAGTAAAAAACAGGCTTAAAAAAAAGGTACTAAATAAACATATAACACAATGGCAACTCTCGAACAAGATTATACGACCGTACCCGGTCAATTATACGCATGTCTTTCCGTCGTAGGACCGGAGGCACCACAAAAAAATGATAAGTTTGGTATTAAAATTAGGGGTGCATTTAACTCGCGCGATGAAGCTGCTGCTCATGCAAAACGTCTTCAAAAGGAAGATGCGACTTTTGATATTTATGTCGTCGACATGTATAAGTGGTTATTAATTCCACCTGATCCGGTTCAGATCGAAGATGCGCACTATGCGGATGAAAAGCTCGAGGAATTGATGACTGGGTATAGAGAAAATCAGGCACAAGCCGCCGCTATGTTTGCTGAACGTAAGAGGGATATGATGGCTGTTAAGGCACCCGGTTCCGATACATATTTCAAGAGTGGTGACGAAAACTCGAAGTTTTATACGAAACCTGATGAACCTCCAATCAGTCACCCCGGTGAAGTATTGGACCGTCTCCAAAAGGAAAAACCGGATGCGGATATGGAAGATCTCGTCAAAGAGGCAGATGAGATTGTTGCTCAGGAAATCAAGGAAAGAACTGAAAAACGTGAAGCTGAAGCGAAGGAAGCGTTGGAAAATGAGGCTAAAGAAAGAGGATTTAATTCTATAGAAGCCATGCAAAAGTTTGACGATGAAAAGGTTAAAGCCGAAGCTAAGAAAACTCAAGTTGAACTTTCGGAACAGGCGCAGATTAAGGAGGACGATGGTAAAGATGAAGAAGAGGAAGTGACATCTAAAAATAAGGAAAATGTAGACCCGGAGGAGGCGTAAATTAATTTTGTTATTTAAATGTAAGTATGTTGAGTATTATATTAAACATAATCACCATTCTTATTGTTATTGCAATAATCATTTTATTTTTAAAATTGTACTATACTAACGTAAAAAATAAAACGGAAGAAAAAAATGTTACTGCTACTGCATCTGATATAATTCAGGATATTATAAAAGATCCCTTGGTTGTAAGTCGAGCGTATTTTACTGAACCTAAAACCGGTAATATAGGTACGTTCAAAGGACAACAAACCCAATCTCGATACGATTGGGTAAGTGGTAAACCTATCCCGGTCGAAGAATAACTGGTTGCATGGTTTTTCCCATGAAAAAACCTAATAAGAATGCAACAAAAATAATAACATAACCTGTTTTATCTATGTTTGAAAAGATATCGTTTTTATCTTGTATTGGTAAAGGTGGGTGGTTATAATATACAGGCGGTTGTTGTACGTGGTCGTAGTAGGTTTCGTTATGATTATGTTCATCATTACGTTCTTCTAAATCATCACTGTTTTTATTTATGAATTCGTCTGGGTTATACTCAATAGGTGTACCAACTTCAGCTTCCATATATAAAAAAAGTATCTATTTTTTTAAGCTCATTATTACTCATCTTCTTCTTCTTCTTCTTCTTCTTCTGAATATTCTTCATCTTCGTCTGTATCGTCAACAACAAACCCTTTTAAGTTTCCATTTTCATCTTCATCCGGATCGGTTTCGTATTCGGAGTCTTCTTCATCATTATCCGTACAAAAATCTTCATCATCTGATTGTAATAAATCTACATCTGAATCGTATTCATCGTCCCTAAAATCGTCTTCAACTTCTTCAAATAATTCTAATCGTTCTGGCGCTTTAGAAATTCTCCCGGATCTTGTTCTTGTTCTTGCGACCATAGTATAATTATTATACAGACATTTCCTTTAACTATTTTACTCACTTTCGCGCTGTTCTATAACGTTATACAAATACTCAAATAACGTTCTTAAATCGCTAATAATAGTATCTATATTCTCTAATTCGTCCGTATCACCTGACATAGAACTAAGCGATATTTCGTTTAAATTTTCTAGCGCCCTGTTTAAATATCTTCTTGATAATTCGGTATTTGTCCTGTATTCGAGTGCTAATTTGATATTTTCAACGAATTCGCTATGTATATCTTTATTTAACCCTGAATATTTATAAGATTGTCTTACGAGTTTATTTATTTCTGATACGATATTGTTATCGGTATCTTTTACAATTAAAGAGGATGCAAAGTATATTACAATAGCTAGAACTACTATAGCTATCATTGCGTATCTATAATTTAGATACTATTTTTTCCGGGAGAAAATGTTCACGGGTGGTACATTTACAAACTTGTTGAATTTTATTTTTTGTTATTTTAAAATCTGTATTGTGAGTTTTACATTCACTACACGTATACGTTGTATGTACTAAATACTCTTTAGATTTAGATTTAGGTTTAGATTTAGGTTTACTTAATTCTATACTTTTTACCTTAAATGTAACTTCATTTTTTACCACATGTTTATTTATAAACTCTAGAAGTGTGGTATTTATGGTACGATCTATATTAGTGTTTTCGTTATCACTTTTCTTTTTGAAAAAAGATTTATTAGGTGATACATACTTCTTAACGGTACCATCTTTGTATAAAATATCTACAATTTTAGGCGGTAATTGGTGTCTTTTACCTGTAAAATCTTTACAAAACCCATAATGTCTCATTATGTCAGTAGTCGAAAAACACTTCTGTGCAATTGTTTCTCCTAGTATATGGAACCATACGTGATTAGAATTATGGTTACATTTTTTATTTTCACAATAGAAAGAGTTTGTTGATACTAGAAACTGATTATTACATTCAAACATTTTCGTGATACGCGAAGTTGTTTGTCCTTCGAGGTGTTTGTTTATAAAGTTTTGTAAAAGACATATAACTTCTTGGTCTTTGAATTCGTTTTTTATATCCATTTGTGTAAAAGACCCTTCATTTGTTTGAAAGACCGTTTTTCCTTCTATAATATTTGGTTCTGTACTTTGGCTACGTACAGTTGCCTTGTGTAAAAGATTAACATCTGGGTGTGGTAATATAGTTTCGAGTAAAGTGAAAGGACCTTTACCTTTACTACCTTTATAAATGAAATACGGTAAGTATTCACCCTGAATAACTTTCCCTGTGTTATTACATTCTTTACACCCTTGACCAGAACACTCTTCATGTTTAGCACGTTTATGTGAAAAAGGCATACGAAAACCACTCCCTTTTGTTTTTCTATCGGAACTACCATACACGGCCGAATCAACAACGTCTTCCCATTTTACTGAACCGTATACTAAATTTAGAGTATCTATGACATGTTCTCTTATAGCTATTGCTGAAGATCTATTTACTGTAAAACCTTCCCAGTTTATATGAACACCTGTTTTAATTAAATTATGCGAAGCTTTTTTTGGTTCTGCTATAGATATTAAGGCATTTCCTGCACCTTTAAACTTACTAACTTTATCACAAATAATTTTACATATACTTTCTATCTGATTAACGGTTAATTCATTTTCATCTTTATAATCGAGATCTATAAAAAAGTTATAATTTTCCGTTTTTTGCTCGACAACAAAAATCTTTTCACCTAAATTATATACTTCTACACATTTTTCGTAAAAATCATTCAATCTATCAAATGGCACGGAAAGGACACCACCGTCCATGAGCACATGTGATACATTGGAGTTGTTTAAGAACCCCTGTTCTCTACACCAGTGTTTAAACATGGTATATACTTATAAGGTATTGGTTTTATTTTTTTATATTCATTCACTATCGTAGTGATGACGCCAAAGTGTTTTTCTAAACGAGATTTCTGGATACTGTTCCTGTTCTGATAAAGATTTTTTCAAAACGAGAAGTTCATAAACTTTATCGTCTTTATGTAATTCTGCGTACCTTTCTGCTTTATCCTGTGTGTACCCGTGTCTTTCGACGAGTAATTCCTGTATTTGAGATAGTATATAAGCCTTGGACTTCATTATTTAATAGAGAAGGTTTTTCTATTAACAGAAGTTACACACGCGTAAAATTCTGGGTTATTGAGTACGTTTTTAACTATACGATCCCACTGTTTTTTAGTGTTAAATTCTGATAAGGTTTCAAAATTCATGAAATCATTTTCATCATGGGTTCTTTTAATGGGTAATTTTTGTATTTTTTTTAAATTTGTTTTTTGTTTTTCGTCGTTAAACTTCTTGACGAGTTCGTTTTGTTCTTGTTGTGTATAATTTACGAAAAATATGAACACGTTATATTCTAATTCCACACCCGGACTTTCCTTTACTACAAACTTGAAGTCTGTATATTCACCTTTCTTAAGATTTACGACCCCTCTCGTTTCTTCGTCTAACTCTCGTAAGGCACACCTAATAGGATTAGGTATTTCTTTTCTTCTACACCCTCCGGTAACGAAAATCCAATCTTTGAATCGTCGGTCTCGGACAGTCAGGAACTTTGGTTTATGACCCGTAAACATTACGGGAATAGCTATAGCCTTGTACTTTTTCATTGCGCGATTGCAAGTTATAATAGAGCGATATGATTATTCTGAAGATTCTTCTTCGCTATCTTGATTTTCTTCAAAATCTTCGTCGACTTGGGTTTCTTTTACAGTATCTTTTTTAACAGGTTTTTCAATTTTTTGGGCTGGTCCTGGGACTCTGACAGGTGTTATTTGGGACAAAAATGAAGATATTTTACCATTCATTCCCTTAACACTTTCCATTTCTTCCCTGGTCGTTTTAAGCTCTTTATACATATAAATAGATGCTGCGATACACATTATAATAGCAACAATTATTGCGGTTTCACGATCGAATGTAAACATTGTATATTAAAAGTAGTATTTATGTTTTTAAGTTCGTATAATCGCGCCCATGTGTACACCGTTTTCTTTTGGACACTCGTATCCCATTTGAGCAAATTGAATCTCCTGGTAATGTCCATCTTTACACTCCGCATTTTGTACGGGTTCTTCGTGTTTAGAGTCGATGAGATGATTCAAAGTTCCGGATTTAGGATCGTAAGTTATAATAAAAATGAAAGCTAGTAAAAAAACTAATTGCCAGAACATTTATAATAAGT